AACCATTAGTCCCATCGCATCTTCCGTGAGCCATAAAAGGCCCGATATAACGATTCGATGGTACGGATGTGTTGGTGAAACTAGGGATGGATTTGGTAAGTGCCATCGCCTACTCCTAACTAATTTGGCAAACGCGAGCCGTGCCAGCCGTGGCGAATACAGCAGAATGCGTGAGGCTCGTTTGATGATTTGGCACTTCGTAGTAATCCCCAGAAGATAGACGCACCTGATAGGCGATAGTAGTGCAAGTTGCTCCTGCACAAATGTGAAGATTGCCAGCCCCCTCATTAAAAATTGTCAGCACTTCCCTTGTCGCATTGTAGTTAGCCAGCACGGTAGAGGCGGTGGTGCTGGTGAAGTTAGAGGTGGTGACGGCCGTGCCTTGCAGGGCGAAGGTGTTGGCGGTCACCGTTCCGCTAATTGCAGGGAGCGAGCCGATGGTGACGCTGTTACCTACTGTGACAGAACCAATCTGATTTGTTCCGCTTGCCAATGCTGGTAGCGATCCAACGGCAACATTTAAATAAGCAACAGTGGATATATCTTGATATGTGAGGCTTTTTAAACTGCCCGTAATAGAGCTTGCCTGCAGGCTGGCCGTAACGCTTCCAATCTGTGCTGTACCTGCCCCGATGGTAACTGTCCCTGCTCCAATCGTCACCACGCCGATGCGGTTTGTGCCAGTAGGCAGAGCAGAACCGATAGTGACTGTTCCAGAGATGGGAAGAGGGTTGCCTCCTGATATTTCACCTCCAAGATTTGTCATTTGTACTGGCAAAACATAGCCATTCTGCGCCCCAGAGATGCCTTCATCATAAGCAATAATTGGTATCTGCGCTGTTTGTGTTGAATTTTGGTCTCTCGCAACCACATTCGCCGTCACCGTGCCAGCAATCGTCTGGGTGGATGGAAAGTTGGAGATGGAGACAACGCTTCCGCTAACTGCATCACGCATATCTGTAATCGCTTGAGTGCCAAGGCTAACAACTGTATGGGCGGTGATGTGTTGCCCACTAGAAAGGATGGTTGAAAGCGTAGTTGCTGACTGGTTGCCGTCTAAAATGGAAAGTGCCATATAGCCTTATACCTTGTTAAATGACTGCCACATACATTGAGTTTTGCTTTTGATAAAAGTTCAGATACCGCAAGCCATAGTCTAGTTCTGATGGTGTTGCAAACACATTCAATGTTAAACCTCTTTGCCATGCATCCTTATCTGTTCTTATGGATGGGGTCTGGCTTACAATCCTGGCCATGAATACCTTTGTGCTTGATATTGCATTCTGAATCTTAACTGCCAGGGTTGGTGTTTGCTCATAAAAGGCATTGAATATGTCGCAATACTTTGAATCAAAGTCCTCCTGAGTGATTTTGGCCGCAGTGTCTGAGTAGTTCACCAGAACATTCAAATCATAGACACCAGTATAGTTGCCCAAAAGCTGGGAGTTGATTGATGCCTGGATGGTTATATATGGGAAAAGCCTGCCCCCAACACGATTGGCAGTATAAACATTAACATTGGATACACTGGAAAGAATGCTTGCAATGGCATTCTCCAGGTTAAGTTGGATTGATTGGCTCATTTTTTAGCTGTTGCACTTATGTCCAAGGTGATTGTTTTTGACCAGGTTCTATTCTGGGCAATGATCTGTGGGCTTTCACTTGTTACTTTGGCAACATAGACAGAGATGCTTGAAACATTTGTCATGTAAGTTGGCAGGTCTGGAGCCCTGTAAAGCTGGTTCATAATGTCTTGGAACTTAGCATCAAATGCCACCCTGGTAGCGGAATCAGCCCTGGCTGTATAGGTAATGGTTGCTGGAATGCTAAAAACACCTGTAAAGGGGCCGAGAATTTCAGAACCAATCTGGGCTTGTGCCACCATGTTGGGGAGCAGTCTTGCCTCTCCCCTTTCACTTGTATAGGCATTCACACCAGTTACAGCAGAGACAGCATTGAGAAGCCCATTCTCAATCTCTCTTTCAATAGATGCCATGGCTTTAGGTTGTAATCTCTGCCATGTCTATTGTGTAAGAAAGGCCGTCTGTGGATTGTGAGAATCCAGCAATCATCCTTTCAATACCAGATACCGTGCAAAGGTTTCCAATTACAGGGGCAGAAATCATGGATGCACAGACAACTGCACTCTGTGTAATTCTAAAAACATCCCCACCCACATCCAGTTCAGATGAAACCGCTAGGTCTGTTACACTGGCAGAAACAGCATTTGAACCAAGACCAGTGACAGATTGCCATAGGTCTATTATCATGTAGTTCAAGTCTGAACTGAAATAGGAAGTTTGGATTAAGCCACCCACACCCCACCACCCCTGTCAATCTATAATTACAAGCCCCTCAAAATCAAAGACATTCTGAACTTTATGCTCAAATTTCTCTCCATAGAGTCTGCTTGTTTTCCCATCCCTTACAGCAGATGCCAGGATAATTGGGCTTGAATTAACAGCCAGAAACTCCTCTGCATCCCTAATTGCCTTTGCCATATCTTGAATTGTTGGAGCAGTATAAGTTCTAAGCCCCTGGATGGTCACCTCTGGTGGGCATAAAACAATAACCTTATCTATTCCAAACTCTCTTACTGCATCTTGTATAATTAGGGTTGGGTCTCTTTTGTATGATTGGCTTATGCCAAATGGTGCAACCAAGACATAATTTGAAGGGAGCTCTTCTGCTGGTGTTTTCTCTAGCTTGTCCAGAATGATGTTGGTTTTATCTGCATCCTTGATTGAGTTGTGGGAATAAACAAAGTCATGCCAGGTCTTTTTGCTGTTTATAAACTCTTCATACCTGGCTGGCCAAATCTCCAGGTCAATAGTGACTCCCTGCCTGTGGCCAGCTTTTACATAGGAAACCATTTCGAAGACTCCATGATACTGGGCATAGCAATCAAAGAATACCTCATGCCCCTGGTCTGCCAGATATTTACAGGCTGGAAGGCATCTAAGCACATCCCCAAGCCTCTGGCTGTATTTGATGGTTCTAGGCTGAGTCATCAACAACGCTCTTGTCTGTTATGAATGGAAAATAATCTCTCAACCTAACTGGGCTGGTAGTTTGTTGTAGCTTTTCCCATCCCTCAACCAGCCCCTTATAGCCATAGAAATCTTCCTTAAACTGCACCTGTTCCCTGGTGGCATAGGCAAAATGCTCAAAGGTCAAGCCCCAGGCTTCTGTCATTCCCCTGGGAATCATCAGCCCACTCACATTCAGCTTTGGTGGCTCATGGCTTATAAACTCAATTCCCTTGCCCCACCTCCAGGCTCTAAACCATTCATACCAGTTGGAACCAAAACCCTCCTTGGTCACAACCTTTTTGTTTTGCCCAACATAATAATTGCAATGGAACTGCATTGCCCTGCCTTCTTCACATCCTTTCAAATGCCCATAGATTGCATCAAGCTGGTCTGCTCTCCATATTTCATCAGCATCCACTTCCATAACCACACCTTTTTCTATACCACTCAAAGCCTCTTTAATCATGGCCAACTTTCCTGGGAATGGCTTGGCTTGCCAATAGACTGCAACATTGGGCTCATTGATGCTGTTTAGATATTCATGGGTTCCATCCACACTCACAAAGTTCTTGTGCCATTTATCTGGAACCTGCTTGCACCACCTGGTGCATCCCAGGGGTTCTGAAACCCCCTCCACAATTCTCCACTGCCAGGGAATCTTCAACTTCTTGAACTCATCAAGATGCCTGTTGATGTAGGGCATCCCATTGAGAACAATGGTGAAGATTGTCAGCATTTTAGTCTGCCATAGATAACACTGATTTCTGAGCAGAAAGAAACAGAGTCATACCTGTAGCACTCAAAGCCAATAGACTTGAACCAATCCTTAAACTCTTCAAGCCAACGATCTGAATAGTGTAGCTCAATGGCAATTTCTTTTAGATTGTGAACATTCCCAATTTGCAAAAGGTGAGCCTCATCGCCTTCAATATCACATTTAACATGGGTAATTGAATTTTCAGTTATCCAGGAATCCATTTGAAAGGCTGAGTCTGCCTTTTCACATAGGAACTTCCCTTGTGGGTATTGCTGTGAAAGGGCTGTAATGTCTGCCTGGTTGATGTCCACACCCATGTAAAATTCTGGCTTTTGAGATAGGAAATGCTTTGCTGTTCCATTTCCCTCCTCCCTCTCTGCTTGAGTCCAGAATGCACAGCCTAAATCCAGAACTCTGCCTCCGGTAACATTGAGATGTTCCCAATGAATTTGAGGGGCTTCTGATGTAATTACTCCTTTAATCATAGTTGAAATATGGCGGCTCCATTCCGCACTGACCAATCTTCCCATAGCAGTTTTGAAAAGCCTTTCAGCTTATGGTAGTTAGTCCAGTTCTTTATGTCGTTTATATCGTCCAAGGCAATGATTGCTTTCTCTGCCAGGAATGGCCTCACACATCTAAGCTCGGCCTCACCAGAAAAAGGAGAGCCATCAATCAGCACAAAATTAAAATCTACATTATGCTCAAAGTGAATATCCTCGATTGCATTGGTTGAATAGGCGAAGGCAGTCTCCAGGCAGACATTGTGCCAGCCTAGAATTGTTTCCAGAGGATATTGGTTAAGGTTTGTTTTGGTAGTTCGATAAAATTCCTCAATATCGTTTTTATTCATCCAGAACTTTGATAGGGTTGCTGTGCCATTGATGGCAACACCACCTCTTGCAGATAGGTTCATTGAATGCCTACCAATGCGGTCTGGGTGGTTCTCAATGCTGAATAGCCTTTTTGTCCTAATACATTGAGTAGAACCATCCCCAGTTCCACCACCAATCTCCAGACCAACATCAAGATTGTAGGTGTATCTAGCCAATGCCCTGCCAAAAGAATCGTGAATGGTTACTTCTTGCATTTTGCCGCTTCCGCTAATGCTTTTTTGATTGTGTACTCAATCACAGCTTCTGGGTCGTGCTTTAGGGCAAGCATCCCAGCCTCATACAATTCTCTCCCTGCCTTCTCATCATAGGTAATATCAACCTTCACATACTTGGTGGGGTCGATGCGAGACTTGCCAAATTTAATTATACCAAGTTCCTTGGTATTCTCACCCTTCTTGGATTTTCTACACCCAATTATTTGCTTTGCGTTTTTCATATATTGCTTTTCCTTTCTCGTAAAACTTTGGCTGATTGTGGTGAACAAGTTGCTGGTCTGCTTCTTTACCAGTGTGGATTGGGTTCTCATGAGTGAACTTCAAATCCTTTGCCTCAATAACAACTTGGTCGGCATAGGCTCTTTCTGTGAATTCGTTATCGGAATACAACCCATCGGACTCCTGGTAGTCTGGATGGAATAGCCATCCACCCTGGGTCTCAAGCCTCTTTTTGTTTAGAATAGCCATGCAGAGTAGGTTGTCTGACCTGTAGCCATCTGATACTGCCAAGACTTGATCGGTGGTTTTAGAGCCAATTAAAGAGCAAATAGAGGCATCCCAGTGCCTTGGTGGAGCCCAATCATCGGACATTTGCACAATGATGTCTGAATTGGCCAGTTTTGCCCCTTGGTTCCAGGCATTGATAATGCCACCAGGATTGCATCTAATAGCCTGGTGTGGGGTGTAATCAGTGGAGTCGTCATGATCTACCATGAAAAGCCACTCCACCTCCAGGGGCTTCTCAGCCAATGAAAGCCACTGGAACCTCCTCTGCCAGGCAACCTGTGGTCTGCCCCTGGTTGCATGAACCATGGTGATTCTTGGGGCTGGCTTTAACTTTTTCATCTTGGCAACCTCATCAGACTTCCCAACACAAGCTGAAGCAGTCTCATATAAGTCCATTGATTGCCAGCCATAGATTGCCTCAACCTGGTTCCAATAGTGTGAGGATGGTCTGGGTAGGCTCATGGCCGCCCTAGCTGAACCCCATGCCTTAATCCATTGACCCCTTCCAGCATACTCCAATGCTGTCCAGTAGTGTGCCTCTCTCCTGTCTGGTTGGAGTGTAATTGCCTGTCCAAGATATTTCAGCCTGTTCTCTGGCTTTGCACATCTGCCCATATTGCAAAGAACATCATATCTTAATGTATCCTCAAGGTCTTTGAACATTAAGGCCATTTCACCAAACTCCAGGCACTTCTCCCAGTTCATGGAAAGGAAATGCTCTTGCTGGGTATAGTATAGAGAGTTGGGGGCTGGCTCTAGGGTGTCTTTTAAGATTGTAAGATTTCTGTCTGCTGATGCTTTTTTATAGCCATGTGGCTTGTGAACCCTAACTACCTTGTCCACCCCAAAAAGTTTATCTGGCTCATTGGCAATCAAAGCCTCATGAACCCTGTTCTTCCATTTGCATTTGCCTTTTCTGCTGGCCATTTCCCTCAATGGTATAAGTCCAGCATTTTGAACATCGTATCTGAATGCAACCAAATCTGCCCCTCTTTTATTGGCTTCCTCAATGGCATTATCCACCAAGGCTTCTGCCCCTGGTTGCATTACATCATCAGCATCCACCCACAAAGCCCACTCATTCTTGCAAGCCTCTAGAGCGGTATTCCTAGCAGAGGCAAAATCATCTACATGATTCCAGCCATTGTTTTTATTTTTATAATGAACAATTCTAGCACCGTGAGCCAATGCAATCTCTTCTGTTTTGTCTGCCTCAAGGCTCCCCCTAGAGATGCAAACAATAAACTCTTCTGCCATTGGCTTAAACGACTCCAAGCACCTGGCAATATAGGCTTCTTCATTTCCAGCGATGAGATAGACGGATATAGGATATTTCACTTTAATAGGATTTCTAACTGCAATAAGGATGTCAATTAAAAAAGTAGGGGCTGGAAGGTTTTATCCCTCCAGCCCCCACCAGGAACACACCAACAGCAGTCTTTAGGCGAAGCTTGTGGTGATGCGGACGGCCGCGTTAGCATCAATCAGTTTCTCACTGGTGTTCATGCGAACACGGAGAACGTTGGAGCGACGGGCTTCATCACGATAGCTTTCAGAAACAAAACCACCAGGGGCATCAGCCGACCACACCAGGGTACGACCAATTCCACCAGCAGTGAACTGACCACTCTGCACATTGGCAACAATGATCTGCGTGCTAGGAACAATAAACCCGCCAGTGTAGGCTTTGTTCTTGTTAGCAGAGTTAATTGCGGCCCGACCAACCAAAACCCGCTCCACCCCAAGGGCGGCGGCGATTTCAGCTTCACTCAAGAGACGACCTTTGGTGTCAGAAACAACACCAAAGAACTGGTTCTGGAGTTTGGTTGTGCGGCGGATACGCTCAAACACAGGGGCAGACATGATGATTGTGTTGGCCTCATAACCAAGCTTATTCAGCTCGGTGCGGGCTCCAGCAACATCACCAGCCACATCAATGTTTCCAAGATTTGCATTGGTGTAGGCAGAGATTGCGCTCTGGTCAGCAGTTGTGAATGGGGTTGTGCTTGCAAACAATAGGTCGCTTACACGCTTCTCATGGCCAAGTTTAATTTGGCGGAGGAGGAAGCGGGCAGACGATGCTTCGAGATCAAAAAACCTGTCAGCATCTGCGCGAAAACTATCATCGATTAGCTCTTCGAGGCCATACTCGATCGTGTCGTAGGTATCAGTCCCAAACGAACGAACAGCACGGGCGTAGTCACCAGCGGCCGCGCGAGGCTTAGAGTCATTGTTCAACAGGTCAGCTTGTGCAAGCTGAACTTTTAAATATTGTCCGCTCTTGGCGGAGACAGGAAGCAAAGGCAGAACATCTGCTCCGATCAAGCCAGTTTCGGTATTAGGAGCCTCAACCAAAGCCTGGTTGATATCGGCCCGAATGGTTGTGCCACCAGAAATAAAACTCATTGTATTATTATTCTTTCTTGGTTATGGGTTAGAACATTGGCACTGCAATTTCAATTACAGCAGAAGTCGCAGTAGCGGCTTCCAATGCAATTCCAGCAGTAACAAGGTTTGCCGCCAAGGTCGTAACCTGGCCAGCGGAATCGAATTTCATCACATCACCAGCGGCGGCCGTGCCACTTACGGTTGCGAAGAAGGTAGGATGAAACAGCTTGACGGTCACATAACCATTAGCCGCTACATCTTCAAGGGTTGAACCAATAGCTTTGGTCGCACCAGTTACAGCCACATCAACGCCACCAGCAGTGACGGTAGAAGGCTGAACCATGCGATAAGCAGAGATAGCGGACGATGTTGAGAAAGTCCGATACCCATTATCAATTTGAGTGCTCATTTTCTATTTATCCTTTTGTTAGATGTTCTTAATGCCACGGCTAAGAGCCTCAGCATATTCTTTGGGGTTTGAAAGCATGATGGCCTTCATGGCCTTCAGCTTCGAAGTCTTATATTCTGCATGAGCAGAAACAAGTGCTTCAAAGTTCTTGGGCTCCTCTTTCTTTTCAAGAGCAACCTCAACAGCGGGTGACGCAGGGATGGGCTTGATGCCAAACTGGGTCAGAACTTTTTTAACAACTTCTGACATCTCAGATTCACATCCACCCTCTTCCTTGTCCTCTTCTTTAACAACAATAGTGGGGGCTTCTTGAGCCTGGACAACTTCCTGTTTCGAGGATTCATCCTTAACCACTTCGTCTTTTTTTACTTCTTCCTTGGGTTTCATAGAATCCTCAAGGGCGGATAGGCGAGTTTTAATATCTTCCATATCCTTTTTATAATCATAACCTTCTTTATTTTCCATTGCTTCTCCTTCTTTTGTCAAACCATCACCTTCAACAACTGCATTGGGCAGGTCGGCGGGAATTGGTTTACCTCCGGCCATATAGCCGAGTTTCTTTTCTGCTTTTACGCAAGAACCAGATTCATAGGGCTTAACTCCCTTTGCTGGTTTGTAACCATCCCAGCATCTAAATTCTTTAACCTTCTCCATAAACTTAATCATTTCTTCAAATAATCCATTAGTGGCCGCTGGGCTAGATACCAGGTCAGCAGAGGCAATGCTTGTGGGTCTGATATAGTCCTTGCCATTGATGGATTCACTCTCATTTACAAATGCCAGGGAGATTCCAAACTGGTCTGGAGCCTCATTAGCCATCTCTTTAATCAATCCATAGTGCTGGCTACTCTTCAAAAGTTTTAGGTCTGCAACCAGCTTGTTGCCTTCAATCCTGGCATTCCTTGCAAATCCAACGACTGCATCCAATCCAGAGCCGTGATTCATCTTAACCTTAACCCCATTAGGAGCCTGGTTCATGATGTCTTTGGCTTTCTCAAGGCTGAGTTTATCCACAAAAAGGTCATGCCCTTTAGCCTCACCAATCTCAAGAATGCTTACCCCACCAAAATCTCCAGATTCCATTTCCTCCTCATCTCTATATGACTTATAGGCTACAGCCGCCCTTTGGGTTTCATCTGGGAATTTACTTACAGCTTCCTCATCTCCCATGAATCGTGACACAAAATCTTGCTCTGATTCGTCAGCAGAAGGTATGGGTAGGGGCATAAAGCCCAACTTATGTCAAAGCCCAGGCTTAATAGACTGCTTTTTCTTTTGCCTTTTCTTCTTCTGTATCTGATACTTCTACTATTTCTGCCCCATACTTATCTAACTGCATTGCCAGATATCCACCGAAGAAACCATCTGACGGGCCATAATTTCTAATAGCACGACTATATATTGATTTTATAAGTTTAACAATTTGATCATATTTAGAATCAATTGAAATACCTTCATCATTTATAGTTATCAATGTTTTCTCATCATCATAAAAAATAGCAATAATTTTGATCATAAGAACTATTATTCTACCCCTCTTGTTTTCTTTAGAAGTCTACCAGTAGCAATCCCAGATACAAGGTCAAACCACTCTGGATCAACCTTGGCAAACTTTGCTGGATTCCTGTGAAGCAATTCCATCCCCATAGAATATACCTCTGTTGCTCCAATATACTTTGAACTTGCTCCAAAGGGTTGATCATCATATCTTTTCCCAGTATAATATGCACGGTTATTTGTATCAAATTCTGGGAAAAGTTCTGCGTGAGCCTTTCCAAAACCATCTGCTGAGCCCTTCTCATAGCTTTTATAACGATAGCCTGGCATTGTTTTTTGGAACTTTTGAATCTTTTCGCCAGCAGTTCTCTTATTGAGAAATTCCGTGCAAAGGTCTTTTGCTTCTGGATTTCCATCTTCAATTTGATGCCCATATTCATGCATATAGGTTTTTGTCGGTGTCTCTATACTAACCCTAATCCCACCACCAGTTGAATTTCTTGTTCCATCTACAAACTGCACTATTGTTGCAGTTGAATCTGCTCTTTTCTCATTCCAATATGTAACTGGTCTTGTCAGTGATTCAGTATGAATGTTTGGATTGCATATCTCTCTAAGTGATTCTTGTGCCGCTTCTCTTCTTTCCTTAACATATTGAATAGCACTATCTTTTATAGATTTACGATCATTAACAATTGCTGATTGTTGTTGTTCTTTTAGCTCTTGAGTTGCCTTTGCTAATTGCTCTGATGAGAATCCATCCTGTTTATTTACAGCCAGCATATCTTTTTTGATTTCAGCAAATCCAATTTGCCTGGCTTTTTCATTTGCTGTTTTTATTTTGTTTTCTTGCTCTTCAATGTTTTGTTCCAGTTTGTTAATTTTTGCGTATTCAATGTCTAGCCTTCTTCGTATTTCAATATACTTTTTTGTGTCTGATTCTCTATATTGCTCGGCCTCACCTCTTAGGGGTCTTGCTTTCGCCCTAAGTTCCTCTAATTGTTTTTGTGATTCAGCAATACTATTTTTTGCAGAATCTATTTCTTTTAGTGTATCTTCTGATTTCTTGATAACTGCTTGTCTTACTGAATCAAGTTCCTTTTGATTGCCTTTAATGGCTGATTCAAGAGATGCCTTTTCCTTGCTGTCATATTCCTTTTTTGAGTTTGGGAATTTAGACTTCTTTTCATCTGTGGGCTTTGTTCCACCAGGATGGGGAAGTGGGGGAGGTGGTGGTGGAAGTGGTGGCTTTGGCTTTGCTCCTGTTGGTGTTGGCTTTGCTGGTGTTGGCTTTACTGGCTTTGCTGGTTTTGGGGGAATCTTTCCACCTGGGCGTTTAGGATTGTATCCTCCAACAAGCTTTGGCCTTCCATAGCCATTTGCACAACTATTCTCATCGTCAAAAGTACCATCGTCTTTCATTCCACAAGGGTTAAGACTTGCCTCTCCAGCAAACTCTGTTGTCTCTTGTGGCTCTGAAAGGTTCTTGTCTTTTGATTCCATCTGGCCAACTACTTTCTTTGCCCAAGAATAGCCAGCATCTCCTCCCCACCCGTTCCAGGCTTGCCAGCCTTTCCCCTGGTCGTCCCAAGTTTCACCCTTCTTATCGACTTCATGGCGATCGAAGAATGCCTTCATTCTGCGGACGGTGTCTGGAGAGAACTTAACCCCATTGATCAAATCCCTAGCCCTGGCAATGCCCACAGGCGTCATTCCCTTTTGGCTGGCTGGTTTCCCTTCCCTTACATCTAAAGCCCTTTTAGCTGACTCCCTGGCTCCTTCTGGAGGGGTAAAATCAATCCCATCATACTTGCCCAACTCAATGCCACCCATCATTCCAGCAATGAGCATTTTAAGCTCTTGTTGGCTTAGACTAGCTAGGGCTTGTTCAGTTTGTTTTTTTTTATCTGTCATCGGGCCGCCAACAATCCAGGCATCGCAGGTTCTTTTGGCCGCACATTTGAAATCAAAAATTTCACAATATCCAAGGTTCCCACCCAGTGCCACCTCATTTGCATCTTCACCAATTCCATTTTTAATGCAACCCAGTAGCTTACTGGTCTGATTGAATGCGGCGCAATTACCACAAAGCATTTTCTTTGCTGTTGCAACATCACCCTGGAACTCATTGGCTTTTGCCTTCCAATAGCTCTCATTGGCCTCATTTGGATTGGCTGGGCCGTAGTTGGCTTTATCAACTGCTGTTTGTCTATTTTGAAGATTAAGCTTTATGTCTTGGGTTGGTGCTGGGCATTTCAACTCTTCCAATCCTGTTGGAGTAACTGGAGCTTTTGGTGTTGCTGGAACTGGAGCCCCACCCTGGCCTTCGTCCTGTTGTCCATCCTGGGCGGCTTGCTTTTCTTTTTCTGTGGTTGGAATGATTTTTCCAGACTGCACACCAGCAACAATGCCAATGGCTTGTTCCCTTGAAATGGTCGGGAAGGCGGCCGTGATAACTGAAACTGCTCCCTCCTTAGACAATGCACCAGCCGCCACTGCATTGATAACATTGATGAGAGAAGCAACCTGGGCTCCATTGAGACTCTGCCCAATAACATCCTCTTGGCCTTCCACCTTTTTGCCGTCTTGGGTTGTTTGTCCTGGTTGCACTGCCTGTGCTGGCTGACCTGTAGGAAGCAGAATTTCAGAAACTGCCTGGGCTGGAACTCCATATTCCTTTGCCAAGTCTTGAATCATCTTAGTCTCAATGGCTCTTGCCCTAAAGGCCGCCTCAACATCCAGCCCCTTCTCTGCATAGATTGAACTTGCCGTGGTCAGTCCGGCCTTAAACTCTGCAATGTTTGCCATAGATTCCCGTCCCAGGTCGATGGAAACATTGGCTCCAAAATTGAAAATGCCCTTGGTTGTTTTGGCTCCATTACCACTAATCATTCCCCTGGCCACACCATCAGCAATAACAATGTTCTTGATTGGATTCAGAACCTTATCATTAAGTAGCTTCTGGTATCTATTGAAAGTTCTTCCAGCCTGTTGCATTTCAAGTCTGGCTGTGGGGCCGGACATGGCAGATGGGTCGACAGCAAAGGAGTAGGGGATTCCAAGTCCCATGCAGATATTTCTCAATAAGATTTTATGAAACTCTGCAAAGGCTCCACTGGGTCTGCTGGGGCCGTCTGGGAAAATAATGTCCTCTCCTGGCTCAAGATAACTAACCTTGCCAGATTCCATTGATTCCAGTTTGATTTGTTGGTTATCAAAATTTTCCTCTGTGGTTAAGGCACTAAGGTCAGAGGCGTTATTATTTGACCTCTTCACAACTGCACTCTGCGAACTGGCAACCTTGGCGGCCAGCTTCTCAAAATTCACAATGTCATAAATATCAGTTGCATCATTGATGGCAGTGTGGAAAGCAGAAACTCCCCTGTATTGATCAATCCGAAGTGGGTCAAAATAGTGGAATGCTTGGCCAGCGGGAATGGTTACTTGATATGTATAGAAATCCCCAATGCTACGATTATAAATATCATAGGCTGTTGGAGCCCCTGTTCCTCTATCAATATGAATGCCTCCAATAAGCTCTAGGCTTGTATAAGTTTTGTATGGGTCACCGAGTCTATCAGATTCAATACCCTGGAGTTTTAAGTCTCCATTCTTATCTCTGACCAATACAAAAAGGAAATCGCCATCACGGAGCATGGACATGGTTGCAACCTGCATAAGGGTTGAGCCTGTGTGCCTGGTTGATAGGTCACAATTATCAAACCATTCATTCCAATATGCCTCAATCTCTGTGTTGGCTTTTGGATTGTCTGTCCTGGCTTGATAGGTTAAGTTTGATGCAACATGGCTTGCAAATTTCATCAAGATAGAGCGAACCAGGCCATTATTTTCTGCCAGGTCTCTTGCCCTCTTCATTAACTCTACACGATCATAATTTGATCTAAAGTCCTCTGCACCAGATAGATTGCTCGGCCCCCGCCTCTCCCTGGTGTATTTTACTGCATCATATTCAAACTTGGTGAGGGCTTTTTTTGCCATCAGCCTTTGAACCCCAGCCTGGGGATTTACAAATGAAACAAGCTTATCAAGGAATGTTTGTTTAAGCTTCATGGGCCGAATTTTGCATAGGTAGTTCTAATTCTTGTGCCAGATGCAGACTGAATGGCAAGAGTCAATTCAGCAATAATCTCTCTAACCTCAGACAGGTTCGCCCTGCTGAATGATCTTCCAGCAATTGAATAACTTGCACCAGCCACCGCTATCGCCTCAAGACAAGTGATATACTTATCACGCAGGGAATTTAAGGTAGCAATGGGCAAACCAATGAAATCACCCTTCGCCATTATTCTCAATCTCCTCTGTCAAGCCTGCGGGCATGATCTTCAGCCTCTTATGCAAAGCCGCACCCACAATTGCCATGCATTCACAATCAAGTAAGTGGTTGTGCTTGCCTATCTGCTTCCACACTCTTCTGGTTCTGCCTGTCATGGGATTCCTAACCTCTACCTTTGTTTCAGATGAAATGTGAACTTTCCAAACCTCTGGTGTGTCCTCTGCAATAAATCCATCAGTTTTCAAAAGATTGGATAGGATGTCTTTGATGGCTGGGTTTGACCATCTCCAAACTGGGCAAAGCTTCCATTTCCAGCCCTCCCTGGAGCCAACATTCTTACCACTGAATGGGTCTCCATTTGCAATCCTGGCAAATGGTCTTTGAACCCTCTGCTCTCCCACAATCTCTGAGAAGCTTGATTTGTCTGAACCAACCAGGGCAATAAAGCCCCATTGGCAACAATGCAGATAAACATCACGGGTTTGGTCACCAGAATCAATGAAGGTTGCTTTAGGCTCAACATTAAACTCATCTGCCTTGGCCTTGATGTCTCCCCAGGTCTCAAGCCTACCAGCCCACACCAATCTGCTTTTGCCGTCCATGTCCCAAGCCCTCACAACACACCAGGCATGGAAGCCGCCGGCCTCTTGAATGTCACAGGCCATGACAAGCTTTTCACCCATGTTCATTTCCCCAAGTTTATATTTGCCTGGTATAATCTCTACCCTTTCCTGGTCATGCTCCATCCATGGTTCTGCAAGAACCCTGTTCACAAAGTCCTGTAGCCCTATGATTCCGCTGTGCTTGTCCTGTAAGAATTTAACTGCCAAGCTTCCAAATGTTACCCACGGCGGGTACAAGCCATTCAAATGATACGACCTTCTGCCTGGTTCACCCTTTGGGTTGGTTGGTCTCCACTCACCATGCCTCAACATCATTGTTTTGTGTCCATCCCTAATTGGCTTCTGGCAGTTTTCACATTCATAGTAGGCTGAATTTTTCACAATCCCAAAGTCATACACTCCATCTTCAAGCTTTGCCTTTTCATCCCACTTCACCCTCTCCCAAATAAGCTTTTGTTTGTGTCCACAATGGGGGCATGGAACAAAGAAGAATCTCATGTCCCCCTTCTGCCACTCTGCCCAGATGATTGAATCTGCTGTGGTTGGTGTGCTAGTGGAAACAACCAAGTGGTTTGGATATGTAGCCACCCTGGCTTCTGCCAACTGCAATGCACCAGCTTCTTTTGAGTTTGTGCCATCAGAGAATTTATCAACCTCATCGAGCATCAAAAGTGAAACCGACCTGGAGGAAAGATTTGCTGGGCTGTTTGAGCCCACAAACCAAAGGCTCATTTTTCTAAAGTGCTGTTCGAGTATCTTTATTTTATCTGTGTTCTCTGGCTTTTCCTTTGCCAGGATTGGGCAATCGTCCACCATTGGCAACCACCTGGTTTCAGAGAATGATCTTGCCAGTGCTTCAGATGGCATCACCCAAAGTGCTGGGCATGGTTCAACTGCCAGCCTGTAGGAAAGCCCCGCAAGAATTGTGGTTGTCTTGGATGTCTGGGCTCCCCACACCAGGGTAATTCTCCTAACAGAATCATTCCCAAAAGCCTCCAGGGGCTCCCTCACATAGGGTGTAAGATTGGTGCTATACGGGCCTGGAATGTTTGTGATTCTTGGTGAAAGAACCAGGCTCTGCTCACACCATTCTGAAATTGATAATTGCTTCTTGGGAATCAAGAAGCTTTTCATGAAGGGTACAAGCTTCATTCATCTAGTCAGAAGATACCCTTTTGAATATGCCTCAATTGGGTTGCCATGAATCCAGTTATGGCAAGTCATGCAAACTGCCATAAAAAATTCTTTCTCATTCAGCCTATCTCCAAACCTGCCCCTTTTGTGATGGATTTGGTCTGCCTTCTTTTCACATCTTTCACATAGTGGGTTCTGCTCTAGGTACTCAGCCCTTGCAATGGAATAGACCTTGTTCTGCTTGGCTCTTTTCTTTGAAACAGGATTAAGTCTGCCACCTCTCTTGAGTGGTGTTTTGCGTTTGAGTGGTGTGCGTTTCATCGGTCAAAGTATGGAAGCACTATTCCAAGGATTGCAATTGCCACCAGCAGAACAATAAAACATTCATTCATTTGAATGCCTCATCTTCTGTTTTTTGAATTGTGAGCATCAATTGATCTACTGCATCTTGGATTGCTTTTTTGGAACATTCTGGGTCGCTTGGGTTTGCCCTGGTTGCGACTGAAGATGGCATAGCATCCAGTAGTGAACGGATTTGAGAGAGGAACTTAGAAAGAGTTTCTTGAACTTCGTCTGCCGAAAGTGTTTGTCGAAGCCTAGTCTTTTCTTCTTCATGGCATCTTCTGGCATCTTCATATCCTTTCCTTGCTTCATTGTGAGCATGGATTGCGGCTTTGATGTGGAATATGTTATCTGTTTTAAGGGCTTTTCCAACCTTCCTGGCCGCTGATAGTTCAATTCTTTCTGCCCTAAGAACTCTGCCCAGGCTTGTTGTTGCTGATATATCCTCATCAGAAAAACCTGCTGGTTCTGGTTCTTCCTGGTTCTCTTTGGTTTGCTCCACTGGAATTGCGTGCTTCTTTGGCATCTTCATATTCTCCAGCCTCCATCTCATGGCTGAAGCTTCTGAATCCAGGGGCATTCCCCTTTTGACCATTCTTGAAACCTGCCCTGGGCTGTAGCCCCATTTCTGGCAAAGCTCTTTTTGACTTATCATAAACTAGTTTAACTGCTGAAGGGTAATCTTCATTCATCACAAAGGTCTGCCACAGGCTTGGCATTTCTCACCATCTTCTTTTTTGCCATCATCCTCTGGGGCTGTTTGTTCCATTAACTCTGCCAATTCATCAGCACCAAATCCTGTAATGTCTAAATCAACTTCTCCAGTGTCCAACTCTTCAATTAGGTCTTTGAGTTGTGGCAGGTCAAACTCTCCACTCAGTTTATTCAGTGCAATGTTTGCTGTCTTTTCTTTTTGCTCATCCAGCCACACTGCCCAGACATCTACAACATCAACTCCCATGGCCATGTAGCATTTTAATCTTTGATGTCCTCCAACAACCCTGCCTGTTTTTGCATTCCAAGTGATGGGCTGGAGATTCCCTAACTCGTGCAGAGATTTGGTTAATCTGCCCAAAGCATCTGAAGAAATTTTTCTGGGATTGTATGAGGCTGGTAAAAGTTCAGAGATTTTCTTCTGAACTAGCATTGGGTATTTTTGGTCTTTATTCATAAATCTTTTTATATCAGTTTTTTACAATATGGTTTTTCAAGAAACTCTCACAAAATGATCGTGGCTC